ACCTTAATGTGGTCTTTATCTAAATCAGTTTCAACTGCGTCAACATAGGTATCTAATAAGACTCCAGTATCTTCAAGCGAAACTTTATCATCTTCAACGCTGTCACCTAGGTATTCTTCAAAAGTTTCAGCAATCTTAAGTTCATATGTTTCGATACTTTGTAACTTATCAACGAATCTATCAAACATGTATAAGTCGCTTTTACTTACAACGATAAGTTTAATAAATTTATGTTCAAATTCAGACACATCAACTGTATTATAATCAGTCTTACTATCATCGTAAATAACTTTCTTAAACATTGTAATTGGATTACGTACTGGAGTTACTTCACGTGTTTCAGTATCTAAGATGTGGAAGTACTTAGGATCATCACAATCAGACCAAGTAAATTCCATCTGATTGCCTAGATAATGAACGTTTCCTTGACTAGATTTAGTATGGAAATGACCAGTTAATACGCTTTCAAATCTAGAAAAGATATCAGCGTTCATACCATGAGGATTAGTTATACCAGCCATGAGTTCAAATCCCTTTAACTCAAGATGAGCTCCAAGAATAGAAGCGTTACAAGTCATAGCCCATTTGGTATATTCTTCATAGTTTGCACTATTAATCCATGGTAATACACCAACCTTTAAACCATCATAGTCTAAAACAGTTGGTTTCATTATAATATTAACGTTAGATGTAAAGTAACCAAGAAGTTCTTTAAGCGAACATAGTTCGTTTGTATTCTTGAAGTATACGTCGTGATTACCAGGAATGATGTCCATAGTAATACCCATCTCACGCATTGGTTCTAAGAAGTGTTTGCGATTAGCATTAAGAGCTTTGAAATTAACAAACTTTCTATGTTCGTAGTAATCACCTAGATGTAAGATATTTGTAATTCCATGCTCTTTCAAGTATGGAAAAAAGATCTCAGTATAAAATCGTTCTTGATAGTTTAAAAATATATCAGACGAGTTTCTTACGCCACAATGCGTATCATTCAATATAGCAACTTTCATAATTACACCATAAACAATTCTAGTTTTTCTTTCTCTTTTTCGATCTTCGCAAACTCTTTAATCTTAGCATCCTTAGTTCTAATCTGATCGATCCTCTGCCTTAAGGTATCTACATATTCTAACGTTTGAGCTGCGCCATTGTCATCCATACCCATAGCTGCAAAATCTTCAATACCCATTCGTTCAATGTACCTAAACTTAATTTCTTGCTGCTTCTTTTCTTTAGTAATACGTCTTATAAAGGCAAAGAAACAAATCTGAGTAAAGTACGAGAATGCATTTGGATTACCAGTTCGAGTTGCTGTTTCAATCTTATAGTTATTAATAGCTCTTAGACAGTTTTCAACACCATCCATTACCATCTCTTCTCTATAAGTGTACCGAACAAAGTTCGGTCTGTGAGACAGTCCTTCAGATATTTTCATGAAGCATGTGGCAACGTAATCTGGAACCTTAGGGATTGTGCTTTCAGATGCTTTAGCCTCGATTACAGTCTTAACGTATTCTACCACAGCTAATGAAAACTCTTTGTTATTCACATAGTGTGGCTTAGCTTTTGGTTTGATTTTAGTGGTCATTTATATCTCCTAATAATGTAATATTATATCATAGTTTGGGTCAAATGTAAACAATTATTTTATTTTATTTATTTTCAATATTAGGTGAATTAAACGTTTACAAATGGTCGAAAGTATGATATAATATAGATGTTACCGGGGAGGTTAGGGGTATACAACAATTAATGTATGGTTGGTTCAATGGTTTCTTCATCTCTAATGTTATCTTCAATCATCGATTCACCTTCCAATTCGTATTCTTCAATATCACGATTAATCTCATCTCTAATGATATCTTGACATGAATACTTAATATAAGACTCTTTGGTCTCTTCAACAACTTCAGTATGATTAATCACGAACCTTTTCATGATCTTAAACATCTTTTTATCAGAGAAAGGAAACCAATCTCCAAAAGTAAAAGTACCATCTAATGATACCCTTACGACCGCAGGTCGTTCTACGATAAAAGCATGCTCACTGGAACTTTGAACATAACAAATGAGGTCTTCGCTATTCGTTAGTTTAAAGTGTCTTATATCAATATTTTTAATAGATTCCATTTATATATTTATATCATGAATTTTATAGTCGAATTTCTCTTTACTATAAATCTTGATCCTTTCAGCTGCGTGCAATAATGTATAATTCTTTTTTGACTTCCAATGTAAATCGTCAGCAATATCGAATACCTTAGTATCTATACCATCAGCAGACTTCCTTAGTCCTCTACCGATACTTTGGAGAACCCTAATTTGAGACTTACTTGGTGAAGCAAAGATAATGTTATGTAGACGCTTAATATTGATACCTGTAGAAAAAGTGCCCATACTAGCCACAATGATCGCGTTATCTTGTTTCTCTGTGATCGCTCGTATCTCTTCCCGCGTGTCCACATCGGTTTCACCTGAGACATAGAATAATCTCCTCGTATTTCTTGGAAGCTCATCGAACTTCTTCTTTAATAAATCGTGTAATGGTTTACCATGTTTATCTACAAACTGAAACAATATCAAAGAATTGCCTTCTTGATCCATAGCTAAGTTTGCTATGAAGTTGTTCCTAGCTTCGTACTTTACGATAAAATCGATTTCGTCTTGATACTTCATTTTAGATACAAGCTTACAATACTCATCGCTATACTTTAATAGCAATACAAATATATCTAACTGAGATAACGAATTCTCTTCCATTAACTTCTTAGTTGTGGTAACCTTAAATACTGGACCAAACAAACCCTCTAGTACTAGCTGATGAGTTTGCGATCCATCCAAAGTTCCTGTTGTACCAATTCTATATTTAGCATTGACACATTTTTCTAGTATCGATGTCAGTGACTTTGCTTTAAAGTTATGAGCTTCATCCCCGACAACCATTCCAAAGTCTTGAAACCAATTAGAACTTTCTTTATAGATTGACTGCCACGTAGTAATAATAACTCTTTGCTTTATGTTATACTTCTCTTTACCAGAATATATCTTATGACAATTGTCGCCTACGTTCCATTCGTCAGTCGCTGAGTAATCTCCAAAATCTGAATACATCTGTTCAACTAATGAGGTCGTAGGTACAATCAGCAGTACGTTTCCTTGATTCATCTCTAAATGATATCGAATAGCCAGATATATGATCAGACTCTTTCCGGAAGCCGTAGGGCTTAAAAGCAATGACTTCTTTTCCCGTAGCGCCCTCGACAGTGCATCAAGTTGGTACGACCGGGGTGTTATACCTACTCCGTTCACAGAGAGTGACAGACTGTTCAGGAAGCTTTCTATGTCATGTAATTCTTCAGTATCGGGCCTTCCATACATAGAATTGTCTTCGCAAATGAGTTCATACCCTCTTGCTAGGGCAAATTCCTTAATATAAGTGAATAAACCACCATATATCACCTTCTTTCTTAGGTCAAATAGGCGTATTTTGCCATCCCACATGCGATTTTTGTATGCGGGCATGAACTTATACCCTGGAACAAAGAAACAAAAGTGCTCAGTCAATTCCATCTCTATCCCTGGTTCGGTCACAACATGGAGGAAGACTTCATTCTTCTTTTTAACTATAATTTTTTCCATTATATCTCTATTACTGAATTATAAGAAAGCAACGTTGGCAATTGGTTCTATTACAAGAGTCTTAGATCGTTCAACTAGTACTTCACCAATCGTTGCATATGCTCTAACGCTAATTGTTTGGCCAGCTGTTACGGTTATCATGGAACTTAAAATCATTGGGAATTCAGTTCCAATATCTGCGCTTGTTGCTGAACGTTGTGTGTGTGGAGCTAGCGTTCCATTAATATATATACCCCAATATACTTTGCCTAAAGAAGCAAGTGCTCCAGGATATATTATTCCATTTACTGTGGCTGTTTCAAACCCAGTAATACTACCAGAGTCAGTACCTATATTACCTGAAATTACACTTGCGCCAGTATTTGATATAGATCCAGCTCCAGCAAATATCGAAAAGTCATTTAGAAAACTACCTAGATCCGATACACTAGTTCCAGTTGGAGTTGTGAATGTGCTCGTCGCTCCAATACCAACAGCTCCGTTAACAGTCATAAGCCTGCCTTCTATTTGAGTAGATGCACCAGTACTAGCAGCAGCTTGGTTTGCTAATAGGTTACCCCTCATAATAGTACTTGCTCCAGTACTACTCGCGCCTCCGGACACAAACCATACGTTATTACTAGTTGCGCCATTAGTTAGTATTATTTCTGTTGATGCTCCTGTAGTAAAAGCTCCAGCACATCGAAATACGAATAATGCATTAGCATTACCACCAGCGTCTAAAGTTAAATTACCTGCGATACTTGAAGCAGCAGGCTGATGATATACGCCTGGTCCTAAAGTTTCAGAACCATACACCGCAGCGTGATTTGTTACTGTTGCTGTAAGACCCGTAAGTTCTGCGTATAAAGCTATCAAATCTACTTCAGAGCTTGCTGTTATACTTGAAGTATCTTTAATCGTAAATTGACCACTAAAAGAAACAAAGAAATGTCCAGTTCTGCCGACCATAGTCATATCTGGAAGCGTTACAGGCGTTAAGGAATCTATTAGTGTTTTTGTCGGTGCGGTCCTTTGAATTACTGTAGTTTTTGGTCCAATAATAGCAGATGGTACTACATCACCGTTTTGAAAATTTACTATGTAAACTTGATTATGGGACATTACGATACCCTCGTAATATTGATGATATCGTCATCATCGTTGTACGTATAATTTACTTGAGCTACCGCAACTCCACCCAAAGAATATATAACAGAGCTAAGTAGTCCTCCAGTATATACAATTTGAGTATCGTCGAATGCCGGTATACCCATTCTATTTGATAAATAATTGTTTGCGTGGTGTGGTTTAACTATAGCCATTTTACTATACCTCATAGTATTAGCTATGCTCAGTCATAACTAAGTTGATGCGTGTATTACTATTTATAGAATACTACAACCCACTGGTCAATTAAGTGTCACATACCACTAGTGAATTTGTTCCATTCAATAATGTTTTTAATATTCTGATGACGCCACTTGACATTTTCCATTATCTCTTTTA